TGAGGGCATAGATGAAAGTTTTAGCCTGACTGCGTGATCCAAGTCTAGCAAGGTTTTGATTTGTTGTGTGAATATCTCCGTTGACGATTTCATTTATGTATTCCTTATTCTTCATGTAATGTGCTAATACTCTAAGCTCCAAACCAGATGCATCTATACCTACTAACTTATATCCTTCTGGTACTGTCCAACATTCTCTACATTCTTTACCATAAGGTTTATTAGAGCTTGGTGTTTGAGCAACGTTTGGACTGCGGTGTGTCATTCTTCCTGTGATAGCTCCGTTAGGTATAACAAATCCATGAACCCTGCTATCCTTAGATAATTCTAACCAAGAAGAAACTTGTGCTACTCTTTTTTGTAACATCATAAACTCAGATATAAGTGTAGCTTCTGGTATACCTTTAACTTTTTCTAAAGTACTTTCATCTACAATAGGCTGACCAGTAGGTGTAAACTTTTTTGGTTTCCATCCAAAGTCTATAAGGTATTCACCAATTTGTTTTCTACTAGCAAGATTAAACTCTACCCACTTCTGCCGCATAAAAGGTTTGTAGTCAGTAGCTTTAACTTTAATAAGTTCTTCATCAGTTAACTTAGGTACTTTAGATAACGAACCATCTTTATTAAACTTAGGAGTTATTAATCTATCGTCTACCCATTTAGGTTTAAAAGTTTGATGTACTTGTTGTTCAAGTGTGGCCATCTTAGATTGTAACTTAGATGAAAGCATAGTAGCTTTTTGTTCATCCAACATAAAACCATGCAGCTCTTGTTCTTTCATAATCTTAGCTACAGAATGTTCAAGATCAATAGACTCTTGGCTAAAATTTACAGCATCTTTTAATAATCTATAATATATTTCTGCATTAAGTTCTACATCTTGTATGCAATACTCTGCCATTTCTTCAGTGTATTCTTCCCAACTATCAGGCTGATTACCTTTTCTTTTTTCTGCATTGTTAGGGTATAGATAGTATCCCCAGTTTTCTAAGCTGTGTCCTCCAGGAAAAACAGGATTAACCAAACGAGATACAACAAGAGTATCTTCAATATGTTTAGTAAGTTTAAGATTAAAATGTTTGAGCAGGACAGGGATATCAAATCCTATAATATTATGCCCAATCAAAACGTCTGCGCTTTCTAATAGATCTGCCCCTTCTTGAAGTTTATCAGGAGGGAACAAGTAAGTTCCCCCTCCAATAACTTTGGCAACGATACAATGAATAGTGTTACCTTCAAGACCTTCTGTTTCTATATCAAAGATTACTTTTTTAAAACGGTGATGTGCTATTTTGTTGGGGAGAGAAATCAATGTCTGTTTCATAAAGTCTTCCTGTGTCTGAATTATATTTAAGGCTACAAGCAAGTCCAGTATCCCCTGTGTATCTAGATTTTAAAACTCTTACCCTTGTTGTATTAGCTTCTTCTATATCATCTGCTTGTTGATTTCTTTCTAAGGCTATTACACAATCTGATAGTTGTGATATTCCTTGTGATCCTTTTAAATGAGAAAGAGATACTTCAATACCTTGTTCATGTCCTTTCTCACCTGCTGCTCTTCTAAGATGTGAAACAAGTATCATACCTACTCCTGTTTCTTCTACTAAAGATCTAAGGCGATTCATAAGATTATCAATACCTCTTCTTTCATCACCTTCTGTCATTACATTTACAAGCATATGTAAGTGATCTACTACTACCCATTCACATTCACAGCCTACTATAATGTATCTAAGTTTAGAAAAGATTTCATCTATATTTGTTGCACCAAGATGAGCATGGATAAAGACTCTACCATCTTCAATTACATTGTCAAATAAATTTTCTAATTGTTCATTAGAATAGTTAGCTCTTTTCTCAGCTAAATAAATTCTATCGTTAGCTTCTATAGATATAATTCCATCTGCTGTTCTAAGCCAGTTCTCTTCTAGAGCTACAATGCCTACATTATCTGTAGTGTTTTTAATAAGCCAATGTTCTAGTTCTCTAGTCACACTAGACTTACCTAATCCTGTGCCTCCAGTAAGAGTAACTAACTCTCCTTTGCGCATACCATATAGTTTTTTATTCAAGCCTTCCCATGGATAAGGAATACTTTCTTTGTCTTCACGTTGTAACCAATCATTCTTTTTGCTAGACAATTCCAGGATACCTGATGGTGTATATGTTTTAGCTTCCCACCAAGCTTTAGTAAACTCTTCAAACTTACCTTGCTTAAGCATATCATTAGCATCTTTAAAGCCTGTAGGAAAAGACATGATCTTAGTTTTATTAGGCTTTAGTATTCTTGCTACTTGTCTAGCTGCTTTCTGTCCTGCATCATCATTATCAAATGCAAGTACTACATTCTCATAAGCTTCTACAAACTCTATGCTTTCTCTTATATCTTTTACAGCAGAAGCACACCCACGTTTAAGAGATACTACTGCCCACTTACCTCCAAAGATTTGATGTACTGCCATAGCATCACATTCACCTTCTGTAATTGTAAGATATTTACCACCTGTATTTCTATACAACTGCTCACCAAACAATCCTGTACCTTCAAAGTTACCACCAGAATAAAACTTCTTAGTATCTACCTCTCTAGTTTTAGTAGCAGATACTTCGTTGTTATTGTAGTAAGGATATACATGTTTGTTTGGACTAGATAAAACTCCAAAAGTTTTTGCTGTCTTTAAACTAATCTTTCTATCTTCAAGAGCATTGTATGATCCCTTGTAAGATTGTAAAAAAGAATTTATATCTGTAGGTAGAGTACTTACTGATGGTGAAGGCTCACCAAATAATTTAGGCGGTGTTCTTTTGTTACATCCAAAACAATAGGTATGGCCATCATCATATAAACTATTGTTATCTTTACTTCCACAAGATTCACATGGAATGTGTTTAATAAATTTGCTGTTGTTATTTGTATTCAATTTACTTCCCCAAGTTTAAGATAAAGATGCTAGGTACTTCTTACACTATCTTCAAGGAACTCGCACAACCAATGCAAAAGAAACTAAGAAGCACCTAGCGTTATTTTATTTAGATTTTTTTGTAGTGACTTTCTCCTCTTTTTTTATTTCATCACTTAACAAAGCACAACCATGATTGATTTCCCATTGTGCAGATTCTAATTCATCAATAGCTTTTGCTTTCTTTTGATTAGCTAATTGTAATTTTAAAAACAATCTGCGTGGTTCACCTCTTGGTAAATCATTGACTGTATATTTCTTTTTATCTAAAGTAATAAAGGCTTCGCTCATTTAGAAATCCCCTTCATCATACATTCCAGATCCATCTGGCTCATTGTATTCTACTAAATCAACAAGCTGTACTGCCCTAAGATCTCTGCCTTTACCTGCTTTACCTTGATAATTCCAAGCGTATTCTTTGTATTGAATTTTAACAGTAGATCCATTCCCTATATTAGGTAGAGTATCTACACGCTTACGGTTTTCATCTACTAATAAAGGTCTAGTATTTTGTCCACCGCCTTTCCTATCTACATTTCTTTTGAAGTGAATGAACCTACCAAAGTCTTTTTCTTTTATGGGATGTCCTCTGTTTTCAAACTCAGTTAAAGTATCATCATCTAATACTAAACTAACTTCCCATTTAGAATCAAACGTAGTATTTGGAGTTACTACATTTGCATAGTAAGCGCGACCTGTAACTTCGCCAACACCACTTGCAGCATTAAAAGTATTTTCTTCTGCCATTTTCTTTTCCTTTTCAGTTTATGTTACATTTAAATTAAAAGACATTTTACAATTAGATTGTAAGCTATCTTTAATAAAGTTTAACTTAGATACATAAGAATGTACAGCACTTTCTAATTTTTTAGGTGCGTTGTTAGACTTAACGTTCAATACATTTGCTTTACCTTTTTGATCTACATCAAACATAACAGCAAGCGAATAAGAACCTTTACGTTTAATTTTATCTACAGCTTTCTGGATAACTGTAGTTCTATTTTGTAATCCTGCTTCTAAAACATAAGCACACTTTGCTTTTTCTATTGGAGTTTCTACAGTAGAGCCTCTAATATTTTCTAATGTTTCTGGAGTAATCACAGGCACAGGTTCTTGCTTCAAAGAATCTTCAAGTAATTCTATTTCTTGTAGAATAAATTGTATCTGTTCTCTTAAAGATTCATCATTAGTTTTACTTTGCTTTATCTCTGCATCAAATCTTTCCATGTCTGCGTTCAACTGAGTAACAAAAGCCTGAACACTTTTCTTTGACATGTTAACTTCATATTCAATAAATCTTTTATTATCTTCAATTACATTATAAGCATTATCAAGTTCTCTTCTTGAGATACTTTCAATAGAGTCTGCTCTTAATTCAAACATATCTTTTTTTACATCAAGAATTTTTTGACTTAAAAGATTTATAGTTTGTGTAGAATTTTTAAATTCTTTTTGAATTTTATTTTGTTGCAATAAGAAACAACCAAATACTATTGTTAGTATTATACAACCAGTTATAAAATTACTTTTCATTTTTTGCTCCTATTTTTTTACGTTCAATTCAATAGCATCAAGTGCTACTCCGTTATTTACTTGCTCCTGGATTTCCTCTTCAATTAATTCTTCTATGTTAAATAGAGCTATGCCTAATTGAGATTCCTTTCTTAAGCCCATAGGAATACTAAGACTACATGTAGTTAAAGCAGATTCAATCTGATAATATTTAAAAAGTTTATTATTATTCATTAGAAAGAATAGTTCTGTTGTTTTGTTTGAGTTCTTTTATCTTCATAGTATCTACTTAGTTCTGCAAAACTATTTATATCAGGATATTTTTTTAAATATTTCATGATCCATTTGTGTGTCATAAAAGAAAGATACATTGTTTTGCGTGCAACATAATAATCTTCATCAGGTACTAATTGATCTATATTATCTAGTGAGACCTGTGCAGCTTCTTCTTCGTTCAGTAATGTTTTCATCCATTCTACTTGTAAAGACTTTACTTTCTTTCTTAAAGCTTTAACTTTCTTTGCGTTCAATAGAGTTCTCCTTTATCTCTATAGGATTATATAAGAAGTAACTGAGGGATGTCAAATCCCCCAGATTACAATTACTATTAACATCACTATTAAAATAAACATAGGTAAAGATTTTATAAAATTGTCTTTATCTTTCATGGATATATACGTCTATTCTTTGTGCGTCTTCTAACTTACAATCTCTCCAGTTAATATTACCATGTTGATTAGTATACTTAGCCAAGTGAGGATTGTTCTTTCCAAATCTACCATGACATTTAACATATAGTTTATGGTTTATATGTTTGTTAAGAAATTTAATAGTATCTCTAAGTACATCTAATCTATATTCTTCTAGTACATTTCCTTTGTTGACTGTCATTACATATGCTTTTGTTCTTGATTTTTTCATTTTGTTTTCCTTCCTTTAGTAGTTAAAATTATTTTTTTAAAGCCTTGGCCATACTATCCCAACCTTCCATATCTTTTTTTAATTCCAGGAATAAAGGTTCTCTTAAATCTTTAAGTAACTCTAAAGAGTTTTCTAATTCCCATTGAGGTAAGTTACCTATGTCATCCTCCATAGCCTTTAAAGTTTTTATGATTGTCTCTATAACATAATCTATTTTTTCTATATCATTCATCCAAATATCTCCAAGTAAATAATCAACCAGATAATAAAAGTTATTAGTTCATTCATTGAGGCCTCCGTTCAATCCAGTAATATCATATAAGCATCAGGCTCATTTGTAATAAACCAATCTAAACCTTTGCGCATGGTGTTGTAATCTCTGATCCTTTCAGCACCCATGATGGTATCGTAAACTGCAACAGCATCAGGCGGTATAGTTATTGTAGCACCAGTAAATCTATTGGCTACTTCAACAGGTTTTTTATCTATTACTTTGCAAGCAAAAGGTAATTTACGTTCAGTCATTTTTTATCTCCTCTACTTCTATCTCTGCTTGGTCAGCTAAAAATTCCCAATCTTCTACTTCAAGATATCCTTTTTCTTCTGCTTCTTCCCAATCTTCTGCCATTACAAAACATTCCTCTACTATGTAAGTTGTTCTGATTAATCTGTATTCTTTTAATTTACTACTCATTATTTATGTACTCCTCTAATTCATTAACAGCTATATGTAATTTACCTGCAATTAAATTCAATGCTACTTTGCTTGGTCTATTATTAAATGGCGGGATGGAAAGAAATTTTTCCGTAGCTGTTGTTCGCTTAGAAGCAACTGCTTTTTTATTTAACAATTTAAATGCTCTAACAAAATGTACAATATCCATTTCAAGTATATCTGTAAGCCCAAGATTATTTGAATCATAATCAAAAGATTCTTGCACATCCCAAGGTAACTTTTCTTCTTCACACATTGCATTTATTTCTAATAGTTTTTTAAGTTTCATTTTATACCTCTTAATTGTTGTTCTTCATTTTTAAAATGTTCAAGTATCTCTATAACTTCATTGCTCTTATGACCATCATCACCTATTGCAATGTCTACTGCTTCTCTAACTTCTTCTTTGCTATATTCTAAAACGTGTTGTTGCATATCCCCTTCTCCTTAGTTAATAATTAGGGGTAGTTTTGATAAGCAGACTACCAACTGCTAGTATGTTTACCTCAACAATGTCAACGAACAGGAAGTGCATTGTATTCTTCCGTATCCTTTTGGTAAACTCTCCTCTTAATCTTGTAAAGCCATATAGTAATCATCTATTGCTTGTGGTTCTAACTCTTCTTCTTTGATCCCCTTTAAAATATGAGCGATCACATCTACTGTCCACCCATTGCCTAACATTTTATATCTCTGAGTATTAGATACTCCTTCAGTGTATCCATCAGGTACTGTTTGTAATCTTTCACATTCCTTTACTGTTAGTTTTCTCCAAGTTAATTCATCAACAATTACTTTAGGTTCTCTGTGTCCTCCACCCATTGTTGTAAGTGTAGGTGCTTTGCCTTTAGGACTATAAACTCTTTTGATAATATCAAATCCTTTTAAGTCTGCCTCACCTACTTGGATACAACCATTAACAATTACATTATCTTTTTGTACTGTGGTTAATGTATTTGTTTTATCATCAGGTCTAAGTTCTAATTGTTGTTGAATCTTTCCATCTTTATTATAGCGACCTCTGATTGCACCACCTTTATTATTAAATACTAATTGTCTTCTGTGTTTTTCAAAGTAACTTTTAAGATTCCCACCCTTAAAATAATTAGCATCAAGGCAATGTGATTTCTCTCTGTCTGTTACTCCATCCTCCAGAATATCAGCAAGTATAATTCCTTTATCTTCTGGTATATCAAAAGGGATGTTAGTCCAATATAATCTGTAGCGATTCTGTGCGCTAACTAAATTTGAATTGATTGCTATTGGTTCAACCCCAAGATACTCACTAATAATATCTTGGCTTTCTTTTTTCATCCTGACATTTTCTAATAAGAAATATTTAGGCTTAAGAATCTTCAAGACTCTAACGAAATCAAAAAACAATTTGCTTCTTGGATCATCAAAGTTTAATTGATTGCCTGCAAAACTAAATCCCTGACAAGGTGAGCCACCTATTACAAGATCAATTCCTATTTCATCTCTGATAATTTCTAATCTCCAATCTTCAAGCTTAGTTATATCTCCCATCTGAAATGTATAAGGAAAATTCTTTTGAGTTATTTGCATTGCGGGTTTATCTATCTCACTTGCGTGATAAGTTCCTACTGGTATGCCCGCTTTTTTTAATGCCAACTGTCCGCAACTCATACCATCAAACATTGAGAATACATTTATTGGTTTCATATTATCTTAACTCCAAGATTGAGAAGATTACTCTGTCTTAACTCCAACATTGAGAACGGTACTCTATAGCTACCTTGATTTTCTATATCAACAACTGCGTTCTTGATTGCAATTTTAGTTACAGTTCCTTTTGATCGTTTAGTTTTCTGAACAACCCATACATCATCACCAACATCTATTGTTGCTTTAGCGTTCATCGTTTGTGTTTCTTGTATAATGTCTATCAATCCGTTGTATTCTTCTGCTGTGAAATTGGATTTATAAATTGCCATTCTAAGTTCTGATAGTTCCATATTGTATTGCTCCTCTTGTTAGTGTTCTTTAATTTTAACTTATTTTGTGACCGCGTTCAACTTTATTTTAAAACGTGCGTTCAATCCTGTTTTATTTTTCGGAGTCCTTCCAAGTTATATTGTGGTCACTATAAAAATAGTAATTAAAATATTCAATGCCGTTAGAGTCTAAAAAGTTAGCAGTAAATTGGATACTTAATAAGCTCTCAACATTTCCCCACACCCAAGAATCTGATTTATCATTGTATAATAATACTTTGTTTTGCTTTGGTTTTTTCATTGCGTTAGTTCCTTAGTTTTTAGTACTGTTTTAATTCTTTGTCCGTGACTTGGATAGACAACCACGCTAATTTTTTTATCCCAACAATGCCTGCAAGATTTACATTGCCCGCCTTGATCCTGAGAATTACATTTAGTAAATGATTTGGGCAATGATCTGATGTGAAAATCTGGCGCAATGGTACTTGTGGTTTTACCTTTTACTGTATGACCTACTACAGAATCACTTGAGAATCTAACCACAACATTTGATAGTCCGTTCAATCGTTCAATCACATTATTAAACTTTGGGAATTTATATTGCCTTGTCGGAATCCAATGCTTACAATGTGGCGTGGCTTTGCATATCTGATATATTTTTTCAGCTAATTTTGTATGGTACATATCACCAGAATCAAACCATCTAAAATATCTACAATTCAAATCTATATATTCAATCATCTCTTTTACAAAGTCTTCACGCTTCCAATCTTCCATATTATGCAAGCGAGTATTTTTTACATTGGGAAATCTGTAGTTTCCTTCTCTGGCATAGCAACCCTTACAAGCGTCTACATAATCTCCAGAGTCATCAAAAGAAGCGGGACAGCTTCCGCCCTCGCTTGGATGTCCTGCTTGAGTAGACCAAGAGAAAACACTTCCCATTTTTTTAGTGTTAGATATTTTTATCATAAGCTTACAGCCTCCACTTCTTCCACTTGCCAATCTTCAATGTCACCCGCAAATAAATCTCTTTCTACTTCTTGCCTTGCGGTGTCTTCATCTTCACAATTAACTAATGTTGTTAATGTTACAGTGACTTCAAAAAATCTATCATCTTCCCATTCTGGTGGACAATGCATTTGGCTATCTTGATTAGGTTTCATTCTACTCCCCTCTTTAAATTATTATATTCATAATCATAGGCTAACATTATATCTTGCCAATGATCCTGCCATTCTGGATATACTGCACCCATAAAAGTTATGGCTTCATCATATCCTAAACGATCAACATATTTATAAAACATATTGAGCAAAAAATGAAACGGAGAATCCTTTAATGTAAATTTATTAATCATTGAAATTAAGCTCCTCTGTTTCTTCATCTTGGCTTGCCTGATGTTGCATTTCTTCAAGTTCTTTCTGATGCTCTGCTTCTTTGGCAAGCATACGATTGCTATTATTAATTTCTAAAATTGTAGTTTTTAGTAGTTCATTAAAATCATAATCCATTTTATAATCTCCCTGAGTTGTTAAAAGTATTGTTTGTAATTGTTGTTTCTTCTTTTGTAATTCTATCTCTAAAGAAATCTAGACCACCATTAGAACCATAATAGATATGTGATCCTATTGTGATGTTATATTTTTTCGCATTACTCCAAGCCACTTTTCTAGATTGTGAATTTATGCCTTTATAAAATCTTTGGTTTAAATCAATCATATAATTATCCTTTTAAAAATTGGGGGGAATTGCACCCCCCTTGGGAGAAATTAAATAAATGTTTCTTCTTTTCTAGTAATCTTAAAACCATATCCCTTAATAAAATTTTGATTTTCATAATCTCTTTCTATTATTCCAGTTTTAGTTTTTTCTATTGTTGAAAATGATTTTACTAATGTTGTATCTTTACAAAAAATATTTAAATCTTTTTGATCAAAATATTTACATTTTTTAAATTTAAAAGTTTGACTATCTAAAACTTTATCTGAAAAATTTATCTTGCTGATTTTTTCAGCGGGGATAACTGAATCATTAACAGTAGCTGTATATTCAGTTAAATTGTTCATTAAATCTATAACGTTAAAAAGTTTGATTTCATTGTGCATTTTTACTCTCCCAGAGTTTTCGTTAATTGAGATATAAGTATAACCTATTGTGACC